GGTTCATAACCAATTTACCAAGTCTTGAATGTAACACACCTAGTCCATATAACTCTGTTTGTTTCCAGGTTAATGCTTCGTCTTTAGTCATAACGCCTCCTTTGATTTGTCAGCACTCTAGCATAAATTATATTGATTGTCTAGGAATATTTACATTTAGTCACCGCAAAAACATTCAATAGATTCATCAATAAAATCTAAAGTATTTTGATTGTGCGCGTTGTCATACATTTTCTGATAGCTGGGGCGGTCTTTTCTAAACCTACCACCGTCACCAAAAGTTGCGTTTGATGTTTGCACCATTGATTCCATCTTTGCCCACCAAATTGCTCTTTCAGGTTTTTCAGCAATAAGTGATTGCACTTGATTCCCACCTTTAAGAAAACATAAATCACAATTGCCGTGCATTGTTGTGCCATTATTGTTATAAAGACCCAAATCAAATGATTGCGCTTTCCAAAAATCACCAACTATTTTTTTAGTAACGCCATCGCTTCCTAATGGTGCAATTTTTTCACCATATTTACCATCATAATTATTTCCAACTTTAGCAAGCCGTCTTTGTTCATCTGCTCTTATTCCAATCATGTTAATTACTGAATCTAAACCTAATGACTTTGCATATCTTTGCATTACTTTAATTTTTAACTCTGCCGTGCAAAATCTAGTAACTGGATTTGGTAAAAATTTGCGTTTAACAATTAATGCCTCAAATGGTTCACCATTACGACTGGCTGTTTCATAATTAACAATTTCAAATTTTAATTCGTTATCTCTAAACTCAAGCCAAGTAATGTCAACATTCCAATTGATAGAGCAGTCGTTGACAAACTTCAATGTAGCTTCTTCTTCTTTACCCGTGTTAGCAAATACAACCATTGCTTCTTTAGGTAATTTGCCATTATGCGCTTGTAATACCTTATGAAGCATATAGCCAGATGTCCTGCCACCGCTAAAACTAATAAATGTTGGTTCTGTTATTAAATATGGATTCATTTCTATTCCTTTCAGACAGGGCAAGACACGAAAGGATGAACTATCCCATTTATGCCATTACCGAAGTAACTACATCAAACCATAGGTTGCTTGTTCTATCTATCAGACGCTCGTTCGTGAGCCACACGCTAAAATTTCACCCATTTGTCTGTTTTCCCCAATCCCCAAGCAAGGTCGGGCGGCATCGTGTCTTTTAATCTAATGCCATCACTTATCTTGTTAGCCACCGTGACATGGTGCATTGCTTTATTGATTATCCGAACAGTAGAAGTGACAGGCGTAAAAAAACCGTTTGGCTTATGTACCCTGCCGCCCTAACAGCATTATCATTTAAGATGGATACATAAACCAAACGGTTCTGGTTTGTGTTTCAAATGATGTTAGGGCATCAATGAAAAACATTTTATTATTTATTCTTTATGTAGTCAAGCACATAATTCCAAGCTAATTCAGAATCATTCACTATGTAACAATCCCAGCCGTACTCTTGCAGGCTTGCTATCCACAATAATTGATTATCTGTAGGTTTGCCTTTTGCTGATTTAAACTCTAGCGCCAAACCGTTATATTTGCCATTATTGTACGGAAACATAACGTCTGGTACTCCAGAGCGCATCCCTTCGGCTTTTAACATTGAAGCCAACGCCATACTACGCTTTGCGGCATTTGGTACCGCAAACATAATTTTTAACATAGGGTAAACGCGCTCTTGCATCGCAACCAACTTAAAAAAAGCAGATTGTATTTGATGTTCAGAAACAGTTAATTTACTTTTTGCCATAAGCCTGCATTGCTTCTTTAGCAGACCAATGCGAACTCACAACTTGATTATCAATCATTACTTGATAAATAAATTGACCGTATTTCACCATTTTGCGAATAATTGCGCCAGTCTGAATATGTTGAAGCATATTCTCACCGGTTTTCATCCACACGCCTGCAATAATCATATTACCCTCCTTTTCCTCCACCTCCGTTGGAGGCTTTGGAATATCTTTAACTTCAATGAGTTTTAAAGTATCTACTTCATCCGCTTTTGGCGGTTTTCGCCCTAAAGCCGCAAATATTTCATCGCGGTGCCTCAGGTAAGATATTTGGCTTTTTCTTAACATGAGCGCATATTAAATCAATCATTTATGAATGTAAATACCCCTAGACAATAAATAGTATTTAATGTATAGTCAACCTGTATTTCAACCAAACGAAAGGGAATTCGTTATGAAACTCACGCAAGAGCAAATGATTTTAAACCACCTCAAATATGACACAATTACGCCTCTTAAAGCATTAAACCGTTACGGTTGTATGCGTTTAGCGGCTGTAATTCATACGTTACGTAGCAAAGGGCATAGTATTTCAATGTTTTTAGTACATGATAAAAACAACGGCAAGCACTACGCACAATATTCATTGGAGCAGGCATTATGATTACGCCATTGTGCAAAGATTGCCAGCATTACGATGAAAGTCGTAACGGTGTGCATTACGACAGATGTTTATTTAATCCAACGACTGAACCAATACGCGGTGAATTAATCGTTAAATATTGCGATATGGAACGCGTAATGACACATGATGACCATTGCGGCAAGTCAGCCGTTAATTTTTTACCCAGAAAAGGAAAATAAGATGTTAATTAAAGATACCGGTGGCGGTGATTTTGAATATCCAGAGGTAGGCACGTACGTTGCCACCTGCCGTCAGATTATTGATTTAGGTACGCAGGAAAATGATTATCAAGGTACTAAAACTTATCCACATCAAATTTTGATGGGCTGGGAATTGAATGAAAATATGTCAGACGGCAGACCTTTTGTGGTTTCAAAGTTTTACACGGCTTCACTCAATGAAAAAGCTAACTTCCGTAAAGATTTAATCTCATGGCGTGGTCGTGACTTCACGCAAGGGGAATTAAGTGGCTTTGACCCTCGCAATATTCTAGGTGCGCCTTGTATGCTTACGCTAACTACCAACGAAAAAGGCAAAATTAAGGTTTCAACCGTTGCAAAGATTGTAAAAGGAATGACAGCGCCGCCTTTAGTCAATCCTAAAATTTATTTTAGCCTGCAACACGGTGAATATGACCATAAAGTGTTTAGTGAGTTTTCAGAAGGTATTAAGAAAATCATTATGCAGTCACCCGAATGGCAAACCAGACAAAAAGAACTTGGTATGGCACACCAGCCGGTAGAAAACGTAGAGTTTGCACCAACAACGCAAGCGCCTTACGTTGTGCCACCTGCAACCGATGACTTTCCAGACAATATTCCATTTTAAAAAGGGAAAAATAAAATGCGCGTAACAAATTCACACGGATTGCCTTCGGTGTTGGTTAAGGCTTGCGAAAATCAACGTAAACCTAAACCCGATAGTCTATCTTGCACGGAATTAATTGATTCACCACTTATTCACAGGCTTAAATTAGAGCATTGGGATAGTTTAGAAGTTGATGTTAGTGAAATGGTTTGGGCAATGACCGGTACAGCGCTTCACCAAATGGTAGAAAAGCACGGCGAAGGTACATCCGAAATTGCTTTAGCCACAGATTTTGAAGGCTACCGCTTAACAGGCACGTGCGACCACCTTACGCCAGACCTTATTAGCGATTGGAAAACTACTAGCGTCTGGTCAATTATGATTGGTAACGATTGGCTCAATAAAGTAGCGCAACAACTCAATATTTATCGTTATTTGCATTGGAAAATGTCTGGTCAATTGGTTCCGCGTCTATCTGCTTGCGTTATTTTTAGAGATTGGCGCAAATCTGAGTATAAGCGTAGCCCGAATGACTATCCTTCACGCAATATTATTGAATATAACGTGGATTGCTGGAGTATTAGTGACTGCGAGGATTTTATCCGCGAGCGTTTAGGCTACCATAACGATGAAACTTACGTTTGCTCAATGGAAGAACGCTGGGCGAAGCAAAGTACATGGGCTGTAAAGAAGCGCGGCGCTCAACGTGCTACGAAAGTGTTTGAAAATGAATTAATGGCTGTTGAATTTTCAATGACCGATGCTAATTTTGAGATTGAAAGCAGACTGGGCGAACATTTACGCTGTAATGAATATTGCCCTGTTCGGAATGTATGCAGAATGAGAATTGATAATGACAACCAAAGTTGACCTAACGCCTTACTTGCGCGTATTGGAAAATGCTACGCAAAATTTCACCGATAATTTTTTGGTTATTGGTGAAGTTTTAAACAAAATTGTAAATCAAAAACTCTACGGTCAATTAGAAAACGTAAATACGATTGACCAGTTTTTAAATTACATAGGCATTAAACGCGCCAACGCTTACCACGCTATGCGCGTATCGCGCGAGTTTGGATTTGCTACGCTTGAAGGCATACCCCATGACCGGCTTGTTCGTTTGCTTGCATTGCGGTTAAGTGATGAACATAAGCCGGAATGGATAGCGGCGGCGCGAAATATGGCGGCGGCAGATTTTAACGATAAGATAAGGGCGGCGCGTGGATTGCCAGCAAAAAGTAAATGCCAGCATACCGAAACCGTGACAAAAGTTTTATGTAAGTGTTGCGGCAAGGTTCTATCCGTTGCATAGTGAAGCCAGAAGCCGTTTTTATTTGTATTTGATAGCTATACATTAATAGGCAATAAAAAACCGCCCAGAAGGGCGGCTATTGTTTAAAAATTGGTTCAAAGTAAATCAAAAAGTAAAACCAGCATTAATACGCCAGCAATTGAAAATAAGAGCGCCATATTAAGCCGCCTCTGGATGCACTAAAAAAACTTCATCTATAGACCAGTCTTCTAGACCTCTATCGGATAATTGCTCATAAGCGCCGCCGTCGAGTGCTTCTGCTAAATCCCAAGCCTCGCTCTCGTTTTCGGCTTCAATCGTTGCAACCAGATGCACTCTATAACTTGCCATTGCTTTAAATTGCGCCATGATTAAGCCGCCTTATTTTGTGGTGTTGGAATTGTATAGACTGAATAAGGCTTGGCGTTGTCTATTCTTAAAGCCATCACGCAAAAAATAGCTAGGTTGTCATAATCTTGCATGATACTTGCGCCAGTTGAATTGTGCTTTAATTCAAAATTAGCGCTTTTAGAGCCTCTGGATATATTAAGCGCCTTATTGCCCTTGACTAGATAATCCCAGTTAAATTGCTGGATATTGCCATCAAGTGTTAGCGGGATAACACGGCGATAATCGGGGAATTTTCCATCAATCGGCGTGAAAATAACATTTTCCAGAATGTATTTATCGTTTGAATATTCCAGCGTTAAAAATCGCGCTTTTTTATCCGCGTTTTTAATTGCCGCCTTAATAGCATCAATCGGAATAACAAAATCAATAGCGCCATCTGGATATTGGTTTTCGTTTTCTTCGCTCTCTGGATAATCAATTTTATTAAATAAACAATGCCCATCTGTAGCGGTAGTGATAATCTGCCAGAAGCCAGCATCTTTTAAGATTTCAATTTGAGCGCCTTTTAAGTAGTAGCGTACATCATTCACAGCCGCGCACAATAAAGCCGCTTCAAGTGTAGATTTTTTTAGTGATAATTTCATAATAAAGCCCTTTCGTTATATTGTTTTAATGATTATCAAGTGATAATCCGCAAGCCCTCTGGATGCAAAAGGCTTGCAAGTATCAATCAATAAATTCGCTTATTAAATCATAGGCTACTAACTCCGCCGCCAGCCAGACTATCGCATTTTGCCATTGCATAGCAGACCCTAAATTTTCGTTCAGTATTTCAAAATCATCTGTACCCGCGCTTTCCATATAATCGCCAATGATATTGTGAATATCATCCGCATATTTAGCGTAAGCCTCGCTAGTATCCCGATAATAAATTAGCGTGTTAGCGCAACCAGATGCACAGCCATGATGTGCAATATTTTTCAATTCATCATCAGTGTAAGTTTCGCGCATATATTGAATAAAATTGTTTTCGTTCATTTTGTAGCCCCTTTGCTTATATAATTTAATTCTGCTTGAATTGTGAGAGCGTGGCGCATAATTTGGAATATTGCATATCTCATTTATCGCGCCCCTCTAAATAATCCGCCAAAAATCCGAGAATAGCTAAAACAGCTAAAAGCCCGATTAAGTAAATCATTAAAATTAAAATATTATCCATATTAAAGCCCCTTAATTATCAAACCCAAAATAAATAGTAATAGCCATTGCCACGATAGCCAGACCGATTGCACTGTAAACGAATATTTCGTTGATTAAGTTTTCCATAATAAAGCCCCTTTGTTATTAATAAATGTACAGCACACCTATACATTAATAAAACTAAAAGAGAATGTCAAACATTATTTGCAATTAAAATACTCTCGTTATATTGTGCGGTTATCCGTTCGGGAATAAAGCACTAGGGGCGGGTAGCAAGGCGATGAACTAGGGCAATTGTCATACATCAAGCGTGGGCGGATACCAGAGCGCGGCAACCAGTTACTTTATAGACTGGCATAGTCTGGTAAGTATATAAACGATTAAAGCGTTATATATATGGCGGAATCCGTCGAAGCCATAAGACCAGTTTAAATACTGGCTTTTGTTTGGCTTTGGGCGGGGTGCATGGCGGAATCAATGAACTTCATACAGCTATACATAGAATGATGCAAAAATGGCTTAACTCTTAACGCGCTCATACAAACACAAAATGGTCTTAAGCGCTCATACATACACATACATACTCTTACAGCACTATACAGCACAAACGAATTGGGACAATTGCGCCCAAAATATGCTAAATGCGAATGATAATAAGAACGATTCTCGTTTGGGGTCACAAGGCGTGTAAGTGTGGGGAACCTTTCCAATCCCCCCAAAAAAGAAAATAATGGAATATAAACATAATTGATAGTGGTATGATTCACTCATGTATAAACTTAATCTTTCACGTGGTGGTTATCGTCTGCTCTTTTGGATTTCAGAGCATTACTCGTCTGGTTCTTTGAAGCACGGTGAAAAGGGGTGGACTACGCAAGCTAAAGTGGACTTAGGATATACACAGCCTATGCTTTCAATGCTGGCTAAAGAATTAGAATCGCATGGTCTGCTTAAACGCACGACTGGTGGTTTTAGTGTTTTGTTTAACTTAAAGGGAAATTAATCATGGATGAAGCAACTTTGTTTCGTGTTCAAAAAGAGCGCGAAGAACTTGAAATTAAAATACGCAAGCTAAATGAGTTTTTAAATTGCAAAGAATATGATGTGTTGTTGGCAGAAGAACAAGATTTAATGCGTGAGCAACTCTGGACAATGCAAACATATCACAACCTTCTTTGCAGACGCATTTTCTTAATACCTATGCCGTCACCTCAAGTTAATATTGATGATTTTAAATATGATGGGATGAAATAATTATGGCTAACGCTAAAGGATTTGCAGAGTTTGTTGCTACCGTACCAATGAAAGATGTTGGTTATATTCTAGTGGCTGTTGATATTGATGAAACTGACAATATGCCAATGACCATTGCAAGTAACGTACAGACAGACGTTGCGCGTAAACTGATTAAGTCATTGCTACGTCAATGGGATGATTTAGATTTAAAGCCTATTGCCGCCAACGAAGAAATTGTTGTGCAAGACGATGCGGTTTAATAAAGAGCATTTTTGGAAGTTTTGTTCACACCTAAAAATTGAATCTAAGGAAAAGGGGTTAATTCCCCTTATTCCTAATGGGTGTCAAAAAGCCTATGTGGATGCAATTGCTGACGGATTGAACAATGAGGATATACACGACTTTAAATTCCTCAAGGGGCGGCAATTAGGTATTTCAACTATCTCACTTGCTTTAGACTTGTATTGGAATTTCAAGCATAGGGCTTTGCAAGGTACGCTGGTTACGCACAATGATGATGCGCGTGAGTTTTTTAGAGCAACTTTAGAAAACTATATGTCGTACCTGCCCAAAGAATACAAAGTGCCGGTCAAGGCACACAATCGCACACAACTTATCTTTAAAAACAATTCACGGTTTGTCTATCAAGTGGCTGGTACTCGCAAGTCTGGAAACTTAGGTCGGTCAACCGCTTCTAGTTTTTCTCATGCTACCGAAGTAGCTTTTTGGGGTGATGAAGAAGGCTTAAAGTCTTTTGAATCTACCCTTGCTGATAACAACCCAGACCGTCTGTATATCTGGGAAACAACCGCCAATGGCTACAATCATTTTCACGATATGTGGGTGACTGCCAAACGAAGCATTACACAAAAGGCGGTGTTTATTGGTTGGTGGCTTAATGAATCGTATCGCGCTGAAAAAGGTTCGCCTGTTTACGAAGCGTATTGGGATGGCACATTAGACCCAGATGAAAAAGCATGGGTGAGTAACGTGCAACGTCTTTACAAGTTTCATATTGAGCCAGAACAAATTGCATGGTGGCGTTGGCGCTTAGAAGAAAAGATGAACGGCGATTCTGTCATGATGATGCAGGAATTTCCGCCTACTGAGGATGATGCGTTTGTATTGTCTGGCAGTCAATTTTTTACAAGTGACCGGATTACCAAAGCATATCGTCATGCGATGGATTATGAAGATACGTACCAGTCATTGCGGTTTAGCATGGGTGAGCGTTTTGATGAAACAGAACTGCGCCCAACAACCCCAATGAACGCTGAACTTAAGATTTGGAAGATGCCTGTGAAAGGGGCTTATTATGTACTTGGTGCTGACCCTGCTTATGGCAGTAGTGACTGGGCTGATAGATTTGCGATTGTCGTATTACGTTGCTACGCGGATGGGGTTGAGCAAGTCGCAGAGTACGCTACTGACAGTTGTAATACGTATCAATTTGCTTGGATTATTGCTTATCTCGCAGGCGCTTATGGCAACTGCATGGTCAACCTAGAGATTAATGGTCCGGGTCAAGCGGTGTGGAATGAAATACTTAATTTAAAACGATTAGCTGGCATGAACGTGCCGGGAATGTCTAAGGGGATTCAAGATGTGCTGGGAAACATACGCTCTTACCTGTATCGCCGTACTGATAGCATTGGTGTGGGTGGGTTAGCTTATCAATGGAAAACAACATACGATACTAAACATCGCATGATGCACTTTCTAAAAGATAACTTTGAACGCGAGAATTTAAAAATACGTTCAGTTGATTGTATTGAGGAAATGAAATCTATTGTGCAAGACGGCGGCTCTATTGAAGCCGCAGGTAAAGGCAAGGATGACAGAGTAATGGCGATGGCGCTTGCCGCTATTGCATGGGGTGAGTGGATTAAGTATGAACTCATTACGCAGGGTATTACTTATGCCGCATCCGCCAGACGCGATGAAATTCAATCTACAGAGCAAACACAAACCGGAACTTTAGTGATGAACTATCTAAAAAGGATAGGAATTAGCGATGTTAATACTCAGCGCTGATGAAGTACGCCAAAAACTAAGAATATTGTTGTTTCAAGAGCAAATCCCAGTCACAAGGCTTGCAAAAGACTGTGGAATGGATGCCAAAACAATTTTAAAGGCTTCTAATGGCGATATTACCGGTTTTACATCCAGAAGGTTCTCTAGGTTCTTTGATTTACGTGATAAAGGCGTATTACAGCCTAAAATTGAAGAAAACAAGACTATTCTGGGTACTGAGCGCAGTAAAGGCAGAATTGTTGGTCAAATAAGCCGTATGTATGGTGAATTGAAGCAATACAGGGATAATTTTGGCAAAAGCAAAGAAACGCTTGAGCAAATGACTAATTCAGAGTTGGAAGTGGTGTTTTTTAGCGTAGAAAGCCAATTAAAATACAATTTGCTTAAAAAATACGCAGATGTTATTGAAAAATACCATATTTGGTTATACGATAAATGGGATTACTGGCAATGGAAAGAAAAACTAGAGCTGACATTGCGAGATACAGGGAAGTAAGAAACCTTCCAACACCTGTTGCTAATGGTGTGTATGAAATGGCAGTCAAAGCATTTGAGAATGGTTGCCCCAATTTTGAACACCCGGTGGTATTGCGCGGATTGATAGTCAAGCCGTTTAAAGACGGCAGGCAATGGAAAATCAAAGCGCGTGGCGTTGAAATGTTTTTCAGATGGTTTATGAATCATATTCCAACCGATGTGGTTGAAGGAAAGCGGTACACTATTGTTGGTGACTTGCTTACTGCCAATCAAGGTAAGAAATTTATATTAGATGATTGTGTAATTGTTCCTAGACATAAAGCATTTATGGAAAAGATAGACAATGTTATTCATTCTAGTGTATTGAATATAAACGAATATATTGAAAAACCAAAACGAGATACATTTTTTATTAAAGAATAAAGGGAAAACAAAATGGCGGTACTTAAAGAATATATTTGTAAGGCGCATGGTTCGTTTGAAGGGTTTGACCCTGCTTGTCCATACGGCTGTAAAGGCACAATGGTTGAGCGTGAATTTAGGTCTGCCCCAGCAGTACATTACAAAGACGGATTTAATCAATCTGGAAACATTGATAAAAATTTAAATAACTTAGCTGGCGATTATGGAATGACGGACATAAAACATAATTCAATGGGCTCGGTTGCTGGTTCATTACCTCCAGATTTATCCCCACGCTGGGGTAGCGGTGGGTTGGCTGGATTGCAAAAAGAAGGGCATCAACTTGGTCAATCTGGTTTAAATGTTGTTCAAAATACATTGAGAAAGCCAGAGGCAACTATTCCGGCTCACGTTAAAGCACAAAGTGCGAAGGACTTGATTACATGATAATCCCTAAAGAGAATAATGAGCGCGAACAGTTTTATTGGGAGCTGATTGAAAAATGCGGATATTCCGCAAACGACAGAAAACCCCAATACAGCCGCCTTAGAAATAACTTTTTGTTTGGCTCTACAGAAGGCACCCCAGTTGCTTTTAACAAAATCTACCCACACATTGATTTGCTAACGTCATTTTTATTTTCAATTGATACTACAAGATTTTCTATTGAACTTGATGCAGACGCAGACAAAGAAGAAATTAATAAATTAAGCATTGGCACTAAAGCGGTCAATGAAGCATGGCACAAAGGTAATGCAGACGTTGTGTTTAATACTTGCTTGCAATGGTCTTTGGTTTACAACTCTATGTTTGTAAAAATTGTACCTACGCTTGGCGGCGCAGTTTCATATCATGCGCTTGAGCCGCACAACTTTGGCGTGTTGCGCGAGGACATTCCGTACATTGACCGTCAAGAAGCCATGTACCATTCTTATTACATTACTAAATCTGAATTAGAACGTCTGTTAGAAAAGCACCCGTCAAAAGAAGCTATTATGAAAAGGCTTGAAGGCGCACCAACAACTTTCCAAGAAACTATGCCAGACGCTATTTCACGTTTGGTAACATCTGCATCAAACCCAAGCATGATAGGTAATGCTAGTATGGCTCAATCTAGCACTACATACAGACCGTCTGTGGCAGAGGACATGATTAAAATGTTTGAATTGTGGTTATGGAATGATGAAATTAAAGATTATCAAACTGTGACTATGGCTGAACCGGGCGTAGTTATTTATGACAGAAAAAACATATTTATTGAAGGCGAGTGTCCTTTTGTGCAGGTATGCCCAAATCCGCTTTATGATTATTTCTGGGGTGAATCAGAAGTTGAGCGTTTAGTAGAATTACAAAAATGGCGTACAGCACGTATGGATGACATTGACGAAATATTTAACAAACAAGCTAGACCGCCAACAATGGTTAATGGCACGTTTGGTATTCCAGACGAAATGAACTTTGCGCTTAACTATGCTGGTGGCTTGCTTAAATCACAAGACCCAACAGCTAAAGTAGAAAGATTCTCGCCAGACCTTCCTCCAGAAGCGTTTACAATTATCCATGAGATTGATGCAATGTTTGCAGAAGCCTCTGGTATGGGCAATATGATGATGGGCAAAGGTGAATCTGGCGTTAGAAGTAAAGGTCATGCCGATACGCTTGCTAGAATAGGCTCAAGCCGCGCTAAAAAACGTGCGTTGATAGTGGAGGATTCTTTAGAAAAGATTGCTACTCTGACGCTTAAGTGTTTGCGCGTGTATGACAAAACAAGATACCTTGATGATGACAAAATGCCATTCCAGTTTTCACAATTGACCGGCAAATGCACAGTTAAAGTAGATGCACATTCATCATCCCCAATTTATGTTGAAGATTATCGTCAAATGATTGCTGAATTGTTCCAAGCAAAAGCAATTGACCGTAAATCAATGATTGAAATGTTGCATCCACCTATGGAGCCTATTTTAATAGACCGTTTGGCTAAGATTGAAGAAAACGAAGCCAAACAACAGGAGGCGCAACAAGCGCAAAAGCAAGGTTAAATTAACAATTGATGAATATTTAATCAATAGTTAAGTAAATGTATTGACAATACAAACAATTGAGTTAAATATAGACGTTATATAAAATAATTGCGGAGGTTTATATGGCTGGTCAAAATGTAGCAGGCGGTTCAGCATCGCGCACACAGTCATATACACCAAGCGTTCCAGATAATCGTATTGATTATTCGCGCTCTAATGTCAGAGGCTCCGGATTTAACCAAAGTCGCGCTTCATCTACTAGAAGTAATCAACGTAGAAGTAATAGCGGCAGATAAGGATTGATTATGGCTTGCGGTTCAAGAAAAAAACGTAAATATCGTTAAAAGAATTTCTAGCAATAGAAATAGGGTATAGCTGATTTCCCTTAATAAATAGTTGGCTCGTTGAAAAGGAGGTATTCATCATGGCTCGTTCAAAACGTAAAGCTGGTCGTAAGGCTCGTAAGTAATTCACGTTAGAATTACTACGGCACCTGTAGGGGTTATTCCCTTTCACCTACAGGTGACGTATTTCATAGTAAGAAAGAGAAAGAGATAAAATAGGAGGTATCATGGCTGGTTCTAATATCGGAAGTAAGCTACCTAATGGGGTAGGCAATATTTTATTGGGCGTTGTGAACGGCGCTAACTTTAACCAAGTTGCAGATGTACAAATCCCATTAATTGATACACCAACCAAATTTCGTGTTCGTGCAATTACTTTGACAAATGCTTCTATCAACCCAACTACTGCACGTTTTGGCGTGTTTAGTGGTGCTGGTGCTACTGGTACAACAATTGTCAGCGCTTCTACGACACCATCGCTTGCAACTGCGGCAACATTGCAAGATTTAACAATAGCCTCCACAACTTCAATTACTGGTACTGGCTCTATTTACCTTAACTTAACCACAGCACAAGGCGCGGCGGCTACCGTTGACGTTTATGTCTGGGGTGATATTTTGACTGCATAACATCATGGCTGATAATCAAGGTTTACCACCAGAATTACAACAAATGATTGGACAACCACCCGGCGCAGGCATGGGTGACGGTGCCAATGCTCCTATGGGCGCACCTATGAGTACGGATATTCCTAAAGAAGGTGAAAAAGCCGCCGCAAAAAATCAAGTAACTATTGCAATGACTATGCTTGAGCAGGCTTTAATGTCTTTAGGCTCTCATTCAGAAGAAGGTCGCGTAGTTATGGATAGTTTGATGAAATTATCAAAATATTTCCATAAAGAAGAAAATAATGAACTTGTGCCGGCACAATTAATGAGCATGATGCAATCAATGCCTCAAGTTGGTGGCGGCTCTCCAGAGCAATTAGCGTTATTAAAAGCGCAATCGCAGGGTGCAGGCGCACCGCAGGGTGCAGGCGCACCACAAGGCGCTCAACCTCAACCTCAACCTCAAATGTAAGGAGTAAATTATGGCTACTAAAACAGAATGGATGAAACCAGCCGGTTACGGTTTGCGTGACCCTTTAGATACAAAACGTCATCATGGTCGTATTGTTAATCCACCACGTTTAAATCAAATGGGCGGTCTTGACCAATTGCATGAACCACACGGTCACTACAAAAACGACATGACTATCCGTAAACCGGGTATGAGTGTTAAATAATTAACTTTTTAAAGGGAAAATATTATGTCATTAGAAAACGTATCATTGGAAGAAATGGAATCACTAGCAACTTTATCAAAGACGCTGGCTGATAACCCTGCAACGCGCAGACAGTTTTTAGAATTAATTAAAACTGCTTCGCCTGCTACCAATATTCCAGAAATTGATATGGAGTATCGTATGCAAGAGCGAACAAGACCATTGCAAGACAAATTGCAATCGTTGGAAACGCAAATTGCACAAAACAACTTTAAAGAAATTCGCCGTGCAAACCATGAAAAATTAATGGACATGGGAATCTCTAAAGATGAACTTGGTGACGTTGAAAAACTGATGTTAGATAAACAAATTGGCAATTTTGAAACTGCTGGTGAGTTTTATTTAAGTCAAAAGCAATCGGCTACACCTACTGCTGGTACTTTCTCAACACCTATGACTATGCCGGACATAAAAGAAATGGGTGGCGATATTAACCAATGGGCGCGTAACCAAGCTAATGATGCCATAAACGATATTTTGAGAACAAAGCGGTAATTAATAACATAGGGATTTTCCCTGTAACTTTTTAAATAGGAGGTCATATTATGGCTGTTTTAGGACAGGGTATTATCCCAACCGGTAGTATTGCAAACGAACTTACTGCTGTTACTCGCAGAGCATTTGTACCAAAATTAGTGGTGCAAATTTATAACTCAACACCATTGTTAGCGGCTTTAATTGCTAACGCACAGCCAGCCACAGGCGGCGTGTCATCTGTTACCGTTCCGGTACAGGGCGCACAGTTTGTAAACGGTCAATGGTCTGATTACTCTGGTACATTTAACCAACCGTCAGTACAACAAGGTGCGTTCGTATCAGAATTTGACTTGAAAGCATTGATTGTTCCAGTACCTTTCTTAGGTATGGAAGGCGCGGTTCAATTAGACCACGCTGTAATCCCTTTAATTGAAGCACGTATGAATGATGCTGGTAACGTATCTTGTGACGTAATGGCTACGGCTCTTTACAACAACACAACTAACTTGCAAGCATTTATTGGTTTGCCGGGCGCGATTGACGATGGTACTAACTTAGTAACATACGGCAACATCAACCGTTCTACATCTACATGGTGGAAATCAAAAGTTTATTCTGCTGGTAACGCTAACCCAACACGCCAAAACGTATTGCAATACATTGCTGGTACGGTTAAAAACGGTGCAGAAGTGCCTACGTTTGCAGTTTGCGGCTTTGGTACATGGACATTGTTGGCTCAAGACTTTGTTGGTCAAGAATCATACGTAATTACTCCGGGTAAATCATTTGATGAAGATAAAAATGGTCCACGTAGCGGTTTCCGAGCATTAATGGTTGGTGGCTTGCCAGTATTTGCTGACCCATATTGCCCAGAAGGTCAAATGTATTTCATTAATTCAAACTACGCTTCACTCTATATTCATGAGCAAGCTGGTTTTGCGTTTACAGGCTTTGAATCAACATTGTCTAATTTTCAATTAGGATATATTGGCGCTGTGGTTACGCTTGCTGAATTAGTGGTGACAAAACCTAAAGCTATGACGCGCGTGTCTGGCTTCAACTCACTCACACTATAATTAGGAGGATAACATGGCTATTAATATTTTAGGTTACGGTCCAAAAACCCTAGCAAACCCATCACAAGCGGTGCCATTGACCTCTGGTCAAGGTTACGTTTTACCTGCTGGTCAATATCAAGTTGTGCCGGGTTCATACACATTTTTACAATGGTTTGACCCAGTAACTTTAATGTGGCGTTCACTTGGTACACCAAGCGAATCAGACGCATCTATTATTTCATCTGACGGTTCTAACTATCGTTTGTTTAATGCTACTGGCACAATGGTTGGTGCAATTATTACAACTGCTGGTTCTGGTTACACAAACGGCATTTACTTCCCTAGCCAACAATTAGGTACTGCAACGGCTCCATCCGTTACAATGTCTGCTGGCGGTGGTTCAGTATTAGCTAAACCAACATTGGTTATTGGTGGTGCAATTAACACTACTATTGCAATCACATCTGCTGGTTCAAACTACACATTGCCTCCAGTAATTACAATCAGCAATCCACCACAAGGCGGCGTACCTGCAACTGCAACTTGTACTATTTCTGGCGGTGTAATCAACGCTGTGACTGTTACAAATCAAGGCGCAGGTTATCTTGTTGCTCCAACAGTAACAATTACTCCTGCAATTGGTGATTTAACTGGCTCTGGTGCTGTATTGACAGTCAATGCTACATTGGTTGGTTCTGGTACTGTGACTGCAATTTTGGTTGGCGCTAACACACCAATTCCGGGTACTAACCCAACTACATTTACAAACTCAAGCGCTGGTGTAGGTATGACTTCTGTACCAACATTTACATTTGCTCCTGCTTCAACTACTGCGGCAACTGCAATTATGTGCTTTACTGCAACTGCGGCAACATTTACTGGTGCAACTAACGCTGGTAACGGTAGCTTTGGTTTAATTGGCTCAACTGTAGTAGCAGGTACATCTGTATTAACTAACCCAGCAATTACAACTGGTTTATTTACTCCGCGTATGGGTTTTACTGCTTACAGCACAACCGCTTCACCAACAACAACAGTAATCGTTGATGGCGGTATTCACCAAGTTGTTCCAAATACTGTTATCGTTGCTAACTCTAACGGTACAATTTCTGGCTCAACTACTGCGGCAACAACCGCAGGCGGTGTGACTGATTTGTCATACGCAGTATTAATTTAATTAAGGAAAAAAAATGGCTTTAATTGATGAAGTAGAACGCATTTTAGGTAATTTGGCTCAAGAAGTTGAAAAAGAGGCATCTGTGTTAGTACAATTTGCGGCAAATGATTGGAACGCTTTAAAAGAGGCATTTAATGCTGAAAAAGCAGTTGCAATTACAACTGACGCACCTGTTGCAAACACAAAATCTAAAAAACTTGCTTTAGTGGATGCACCTGCTGACGTTTCGGCAGATACTTCTGCTAGTGCGTAATTTATTAACTTTGAAAGGGAAAAATTATGTTACTTCGTGTAACTAATAAGAATAGTTTTGTTTTGGTTGATAAGTATGACGGTGTTGAATACACCTTTAAACCTAATGAACCAGTCGTAATTGAAGAAGAAGCCGCAAGGCACTTCTTCGGTTATGGCACCCCAAATAAAATACCTCACTTGGTTCGTCAAGGGTGGTGCGTATCGTCTGATAAAACGGATGATGCAATGAAAAAATTAAACAATTTTGTATTTGAGCAAGGCTCTGTAGAATTTAAAAGCGCAGATGATGCTCAATTAAGAGCAAATGACATTGATGAAGTAAATGATGGTGATTTACCTGCTGATGTTTTGGAATTGAAAAATAAAATCAAGCCAACTCAAAAAGTAGATAGATTACCACCCACCAATATGTAAAAAGGATAGCCGTCTATGACAATACTGTCAGATTATTTAACATCAACTAGGCGGCTCCTCCACGATGTTTCCGGAAACTTTTGGACTGATGCTGAATTAACGGATTATATTAATGAAGCTAGAGCGCGTGTTGTTTCAGATACAGGATGCTTGCGTGTTAATCAAGTGCCGGTTTTTCAGCCTAATACTGAACAATACGGCTATGGTGGTATTACAGGCGTATCTATTACAACTGGCGGTACCGGTTATACTAACGGCACTTATGCCTTAACTATATCTGGCGGTGGTGGTACTGGTGCGGTTGGAACCTACACTTGTAGTGGCGGCGCTGTTACGTCTGCAACAATTACAACTCAAGGCTCTGGTT